TTTTCCCGAAAAGTGTTTGAAATGCCCCGCCGGCAGCCAGCAGCGAACCTTTTGCATTTTTCAGCAGTCCGCTAAACTTTCCGAACCAGCCTGCCAGCCCTGATATTTCGCTTTTGGCTCCGCCGAACACGCCGGAAAGCGAACCGATGATACCGGAAACGCTCTGGAAGCCGCCGCCCAATACTGTGGAAGCTTTTCCGGCAACGACCAGAGTCGGTCCCAGTGCAGCCGCAGCAGCGGCAATTTTTTCAATGGGAACGCCGGAATCCTTCAGGCTTTTCAGCTTGTCGTATACCAGTTGCAGCTTGTCCGCAATTGTGGAAAACACATCAGAAATTGCACCGGCACTCACCATACCGTCCAGTGCCTTGATTGCGGCTTCTATGCCTTTTCCGACACCGCCCGCATCTTTCGCGGCGTTAAATGCGGAAATCATGCCATTTGCTGCCTGAACAACCTGTAACAAAGCCGGCTCCATTTTTTCGAAAATCTGGATATTGATACCTTCAATCTGGCTTTTCAATATCGTGAATTGTCCAGATAAATTCTTCTGCATGGTATTCGCCATGTTCTTACAGGTTCCCTCGCTGCCGTCAATGGCAGTTGTAAGCTTGTTGAAATCTTCTTCCGAGGCGTTGACAATGGCAAGCAGTCCGCTCATCGCTTCCTGCCCGCCGATAGTCGCCGCGTAATTTGCCTGCTGGTCTTTGGTCAGACCGGAAAAGCCGTTTCGCATGTCCTCCATGACCTGCCGCATGGATTTCATATTGCCGTTGGAATCTGTCAGAGAGATTCCCAGTTCGTTCATGGCTGTCTGCACCTGCTCGGTCGGCTTCGCCAGTCTGGAAAGGATCGCCCGCAGTGATGTTCCGGCTTGGCTCGCCTTGATGCCGCTGTTTGCCATTAAGCCCACTGCTATGGCGGTATCCTGTACCGAGTATCCCAGTGCACCGGCGACCGGTGCAACGTACTTGAACGTATCGCCCATCATTGACACGTTGGTGTTAGCATTGCTGGACGCGGCGGCAAGCACGTCAGAAAACTCTGCGGAATCCGATGCACTTAACCCGAACGCCGTCAGAGCGTCTGTAACAATGTCCGACGTGGTCGCAAGGTCTTCACCTGATGCCGCCGCCAGATTCATGATGCCCTCAATGCCGTTCAGCATGTCGTCAGTTTTCCAGCCCGCCATTGCCATATACTCAAAAGCTTCGGCGGATTCTGTGGCGGAAAACTTCGTTTTCTTGCCCATTTCCTTGGCTTTGTCTGTGAGGGCTTTCAAATCGTTGCCGGTACTGCCGGAAATTGCGGAAACCTTGGACATCTCGGCTTCGAAGGACGCTCCGGCTTTTACCGCCTGTGTGCCGAGAGCCACCGCCGCCCCGCCTGCCGCAGCTTCCAGAGCCGTAATCTTGGTGCCGGCTGATGTCATTTTCCCGCCCAGTGTTTCCAGTGCCCCGCCAAAACTGCCGAATTTCTGGTTCAGCTTCTGCATAGACGTTTCCGCCTGCTGCATAGCTTTCTGAAACTTGGACGCATCACCGGTGATCTTTGCCGAAAGCGTATAGTCTGCCATTGTTCTGTTTCCCTCCTTTCTGCATCAGAAACGCAGCGGATTTCCGTCTGCGTATCCGCTAAGTTCAATTTCGTTCTGTGTCGGGTCTTCCAGCTTCATGGTGATCTTTGAGATCAGCATCATTGCATGCAGTGTCCTTTGCGGGTGGCTGAACTGCACATACTGCCCGATCTCCAGCGGTGCATCGCCGGTCAGCATTGTCGTATCCTTGGCGTGTACGGAAAACGACACCTTCGGCGGCTTTAAGTTCGCCGCTTTCGACAACGTGGAACCGATCAGGCTCGCCGAATCTGCAATTTCAGATTCCGTCTGATACAAGCCCACCAGCAGCCCGTAGGTTTTCACCAGCTTCACGTTTCGAAAGATCACGCTGTTTTTCCGCCGCACGGCGGTGATCGTCTGGTGTCCGTCTGTCACGCTCTGCACGTCGTTGTTTGCCGTGACCAGAATGTTGTTGTCCTTGTCCGTGGGCACCAGTGCAGTGTAAAAATTTCGGGTGTCGTACTGATAGTCCACTTCCACAACGTTCTTCCCGATTTCCAGCGTGTGCGGATTGATGTTGCTCGTGTCCGGCGACTGATAGTGCAGCTCCCACAGTTCGTCTGTCACCTCCGGAGCCGCTGCCATTTTCACATGCAGATCGCCGCCGAAGTAGTCCACCAGTCTGGTCTGCAAAATGTCCATAGCCGTCAATGACTTGTCTGTATAACGGGTGATCTTTCGCTCTTTCCCGTTTTCATCGGTGTCAAAATCCCCGATATAGCCGTTTGCAAAACACTTGTGGCGGCTCTTGGAAGTGTCCTCGCCGGAATCCGGCGTGATCTCTGTGTTGTACCAGTTGAAAACCACCCGTCTGATCAGCTCGCTGGGAGATATGCCGGAAAAGCTGAATGCCGGCAAATAGACCTGATTCAGGTATCCCAGCACCCCCTCGCAGGTGAATATGGTCTTGCCGTAAATGTCCGTGCTGCGTTCGGTAGGATACCCTGCCCAGATGCATCTGGAACTGTCACGGAAAACTGCCACCTCCCACTGCATGTCCTGCCGTAGCCGGCTGTACAGCGGGTTTTCCTTGGTGATCGTAAACGTAAAATTGCCGGACTTGCTCTGTGCAATTTCCAGCTGCGTATCCATCAGAAACCGGTCTGGCTGTGTCGGGTCATGCAGCATTGCATACGGGTATTTCTCGCCGGTGTACCAGTGCTGATTATCATACACCTTGTACGGATAAAACCGGACCGTGTACACTGCTGCCATTACAAACGCACCTCCCGAAACTGAATGCCGACGGTCGCCTTGTTGGTACTCTTACACCGAAACCGCACCGTGTTCTTTCCGGCACGCAGCGGGAAAGCAGATGCAAACGTGTTTTCACCCTGCCGCATCTGGAAAGTCAGAATGGCTCCCTGCGGCGTTGTCACCTGCAAGTCCCCTGCGGATACAGCAGTCACCAGCAGTGTGGGATACAGAATCGTATTTTCACAGCCGTATACCGTGACATTCGCTTCTTCTTGTGTGACGGTGATGTCCCGATACTCCCGTATGATGCCGGATTCCAGATCAAACGGGTCCCAGAGCCAGTCGGAAATGGTGTCCTGTACCGACACTTGAAATGGTGCTGCATCCATAGAGAGCGTAAACGTGCTGTACGCCCCGTCCTCCCGCACAGACGACACGCTGCACCGCCCCTCGAAGTAATAGCCGGCGTTGGTATCCAGTATCCACTTTGACCGCTGCCCGTGCAGCTTCGACAGGATACGGCTGTAGTCCTCGTGCCACTGATTCATAGCCCCCAGCTTGCAAAATGTCAGCGTGACCGTGCGGTTATGGTACACCGGCATTCCCGCAAGCACTTCGGAATAGTCCAGCACTCCCGTTCTGCCGGGGACAGTTTCGATCAGCGTTTCCACTTCCGGCGGTGCGATCTCTGCATCTATCCAGAACAGCCCCCAGTCCTCCCAGCTATGCACCGTCGGGCACACAGCAGAAGCACTGACAAAGCCCTGTTCGACCGCGTCCTGCAGCATGTCGTAGGACACGCCGTAGTAGACGTGATAGCTGCCGTCTGCGTTTTTAATGGAAATGCCGTCGCTGTCAAACCGCACACCGGAACGCTGCACAGTATAGAACTCCGGTTCACGCATCTGTATTCACCGCCTTTCTCCGACGCATGCCGTTTGCCTGATAGATCAGATCAACCCACGCTTTTCCCTCTGTTGCTTCGATTTTTTTCGCGGCTTCTACGATACGCTGTCGTTCCTGCTGGTCTGCATGCTGGGGGCATTTCTGCCACAGCTTCTTCGGCTTTTTGCCTTTTTTCCGCAGCACATTCCCCACGGCATTGGCGACCGCCGCAGCAAGCAGCGTGGAATCGGAAACCACTTTTTCTTCGTAGGCTTTCAACAGGAATCGCTTTTCCGCAGGAGTCAATTCCACGTATTCCGCCTTGGAATATCCAAAATTTGCAGCAAAAAAGGCGAAATCCTGCACGTTTTGATACCGTGCATCTTCCGCCGCCTCCTGCTTGCTCTTTGGTTTGGGAACAGCTCCGCCCAGATATTCCAGCTGAACGAGCCTTACTGGAATAAAAAACCGCAGTCCTCCGCCAGCTGCTCATAGACTTCCCCTGTCACAGTGACATAGCCGCTGGATTCCAGTTCCTTTTCCGCGAACGCGGTTGCCTTTTTCAGCGGAGCATATACGCCGCCGCTGTTCATCAGCCCATAGGCGAAAAATGCCTTGACAACTGCAATGCGGGGTGTCCGGTTCTGGGACATGCCCGCCACGATCTCAAAGGCAGAGCAGCCTGCCGCCTGTTCTGCGGCTTCCAGTCTTGCCATGCTGTAGTGCAGGTGATAGGTTTCTCCGTCGATCTCATAGGTTTTCTGTGCCATGCTCTATTCCTCCTTATGCCGGCATTGCGGTAACTTTTCCGGCAGCTTCTGTAGACAGTGCTGTCAGGTCTACCAGCGGTCCGTTTCCCGCGAAGCTGCAGGAATACGTCATTGCATCGTCAAACGGTGCTTCCAGCGTGTACTCTGTCAGAACTGCCATGCCGCCAAACAGCGACTTGGTTTCCTTGATGTCCACGATCTTGATGCAGATCAGATCGCCGCTTGTGAAGTACTTCTGCAGTTCCTTGTGAGATTCTGCACCCATGACATAGGCACCGTCTGTGTCAGCCGACCACTCTTTCATGCCTGCCATCTGGGATTTCCAGCCGCCTTTGGTGTCCTTGGACGTGGTGTCCACAGTGTCCACACTGCGGTTGATCGTCAGGCTCTGCTGTCCGGCAATCGCCAGCAGCTTGGAGCCGTCAGAGTTAAACAGACAGATCAGAATGTCCTTGCCTGCCTTTGCGACCGCTTCCGGAAACTCGCAGTATACATTGCTGTCAAAATTTTCAGCCATTTTTCTTCCTCCTTATTTGCATTTCAGTCCATAGCTTGTCATGATCTCATATCCGAGTACGGCATGCCACTCGCCGGTTTCGTCCAGCTGCATGGCTTGTACGCCGGTTTCTGTCTGTGTCAGGCACTCTACGCCCTGCGGCAGCTCCAGCGGTGCTGTCATGGCTTCCTCTGCCTTCTGTATCATCTGATACACCTCTGTTCTTGCATGGGAGGGCTTGGCGATACAGTGGATATGGAGCACAAACGTTTCTTTCCATGTGGTTTTGCTGGAGCTGTCCCGCTTGCCCACCACTTCGGCAAACAAAAACGGGCTTTCGGCATCTTCCGGCACAGCGTCATACACATCATACGCGGTATTTTCCCGCAGGACCTGTAAGACTGCCGCAGCCAGTTCGGCAAAGCCCAGCTTGCGATACATCATTTCTGCAATTCCTCCTTCAGATCACGATAAAACGACGGCTTGGTTTCTTCTACGGCTCCCCGCAAAAAATACTGCCCTGACACAAAGCCGGCTTTCAGCCGCCTGCCGATCTGCGGCACATACCGCCCGATCGTCTGCCGGTGTCCGTACTCCACGTGGGGTGCGTAGTGTATGGTGTATCCCACTTCACCGTCTGTCGATTCAGACGGCATGGTGAGCCGCAGAGAACGCCGCAGACCGCCGCCTTTGTGCTGCCCGATCGTGTTGCCCGCAGCGTCCTGATATACCGTACTTTTGGCAACCGGCGTTTTCTTGCGGGCGTTGTTCCGCAGCAGCAGCGTGGCACGTTTGCAGCAGTTCAGAAAATCCTCCTGCGACTTCTCCTGCAGCTTTGCTACAAACGGCTTCATGCCGTCCAGCACGACCTGAAATCCTGCCATTATACCCGCCACCTTTCCACATACAGCAGCCGCCACCGCCCGTGAAGGTCTTTGACCGACTGCACACGAAATGTTTCCCCGCTGTCCGCCTGTACCCCGTCGGCAGCCCTGCACACAGACAGCGGGGCATCTGTCAGCAGTTTTCGCTGCGACTTGGTGACTTCCCGCCCTTCCAGTGCAATTTCTTCGGCACTCCATTCCGTAAATCGCCCGCGGTACCACGTTTTTGCAGTCAGCCATTCCGTGACCGGATTCCCCAGCACGTCCGTGCCGGTCGTTTCCTTTGTCAAGAATGCAATGGTAAAATACCGCATCACACACCCCCAGTCGTCAATAAAAGTGAATCTGCTTCTTACCGTTGGTTTTGTCCTGCTGTTCTGCATACGCGGCGAATTCGTCGTCGTACTCAGCCAGAACGTCTTCCACGAAGCTGGTGGAAATGGTGTCCCCGTTTTCGGAGGAGATCCCCTCATAGTTCCACCGCCGCCACAGCTTCACCACGGCATCGGCTGCAATTGGTTCCAGCAGGTCGGGAAGTGTCGGTTCCCGCACCCGCAGGCAGATACGCACGCTTGCCAGATCACACAGTTCCTGCAGCTGCTCTGTCTGATCTGTTTTCGGCTCGCCGGCAAGTCGCACCTGCACCCGTTCCAGCAGCCCCATTATTCCGCAGAAATGGTGCCTACCACAACGCCGTCCAGACGCTCTGCGTACAGGGTAGGAGCCGTCAGAATGATCGTTTCGTAGTTGGTGCGGCTGTAGTCTGCGGCGTGTGTGATGCCCACCAGACCGGTTTCATCGGTGGTGAAGTGGAACGCCTTGCTGATCTCGCCGCCGGAAATGGACGGGTATGCCAGATTGATATTATCCGAAACAGTGGCATAGATCTTGCCCTTGGGCACGCTGGCGTTTGTCATCATGGATACGTCCAGAAACGCCTTGAAATAGGTCATGCCGAACGCGTTCTGTGTGGTGATGTCCGAACTGCCCAGATAAGCCGAAACGTCCATCGGGTTTGCCAGAACGATGACCTTTCCGGCACCGTCGTCCTCGAACAGCACCTGCAGCTTCGCCCATGCAGCTGCCACAACCGCCTGCATGGTGTTTCCGGCAGCCGTGCCGGTACCGGTGGCAAGGAAAGCAGCAAAGTCTGTGCGAATGTTGCTCTGGATCTTCCGCAGCAGGGCGGTGTCCGCCTCTTGTACTGCCTGATCGAATCCGCTCCGCTGGATCGCTTCCAAAGTCACTGCCCTGCGGTACTTCTTGTATGCCAGTTCATAGGTCTTGTCCAGCGTCTTTTCCACCTTGGACAGCGGGATCAGATCACCCTCCGCCACGTTGCCGTCTGCCAGTGTGACGCTGCTCTTGTAGGTCTTGATCGTGGAGCCCTCCGAGAGCCCCTGCCGTCTGGTGATGCCCAGCATCTCCTGCAGCTTCTTAATACCGCCGGTAAAGCGGTTCACGAAATCAATGGACTGTGCTTTCGCAAAGTCGGTGGTCAAGTTGGTGTTTTCCTGTACTGCCATGTTCTTTCTCCTTTCGTCACTGGAACAGGTCTATATTCTTTCGAATGGCATCGATACGCTGTTCTGCGTCCGAGATCGCGAAGATCTGTTCCTTGGTCATTTTTCCCGCCGGTACGCCGGTTCGCGGCGTGTCGGATTTCAGGCGTTCCTTGACAGCGGCTTCCACTGCATCGGTAAACATCTTTGCAAAATCCTCCACGTTTTTCTTGGTGGTTTCCGCATCTTCCGTCACAATGGCACAGATCAGCCCGTCTGCGGCGTGGATATGCTTTTCCGCCAGCATCGACCGTGCGGCCGCCTGCATCTGGGACAGGTTCATCTGCTTTTGCAGCTGTTCCAGCTGGTTCTTGTAGCTGTCCCGTTCGTATTCCAGCCGCTGTGTGCCGTTCATGCCTGCCAGCTTTTCCGCTTCGGTCTGCTGTGCCTGCTGTTGCTGTGCGAAGTCCCGCAGGGCATTCTGCACCAGTGCGGCAACGGCTTCTGCGGTCATTTCTCCCTGCGGTTCGGCTTGCTGCCCTTGACCGGCAGCGTTTTCTGCGGAGCCTTTTGCGGCTTCGGATTCGCTGCCGGCGGTTGCTCCGGCGGCGGTAGTGTCGATATTCGGATTTCCCTCATCATGCACTTGGTTTCACCTCCTTCAGGTACGCATCAAACGACTGATGCAGCGTTTCCGGCGTGTGTGCCGTTTCGGTGCGTGTCAGCTCCTCGCCTGCATCGTTTTTCAGAATCAGACACGGAATGTGCTGCACGTGATTCTGCCGTGCCATATCGTTGCCGCCGTACACATCGTCACAGCGGAACGTATACAGCGGCACGCCAACCTCTGCGGCATACTGCTCTGCCGCTTTCTGCGTTGATGTGCAGGGCGGGCAGAATGTACCGTGGAAAAACAGCATCTGCATGTTCCCTCGCTCCTTTCGTTTGGGTATAAAAATAGCACCTGATCGCTCAGATGCTGATTTTACAAATAAGAACGCCGTACCCACAGGCTGAATTGTTCTTGTTTTCCGCCCTCCGCCAGTTTTTGCCCGTGGTCGGGGCGGTGATTACTCTACTATACGCCAGTCTTCCGCCAGCATGTCAGCTTGACTTGCAAGCCAGCCCATTTGGACACCACTTGTGCCAACAAATGCAAGTGCCTTGTTCCCGATAGCTTCATGTTCGCAGTTGACGGTTTCTCCACATGCATTTTTGTAAGAGATGTTCGCTGCAAGTTCAACGTATTGGCTTTTGCCGTTCCAGCCGCTTCTTGCAACTTTCTGTCCGGCTTTCAGTGCTTCCAGTGCTTCGCCAAAGGTCAATCTATTTTCTAAGTTTCCCATGTTCTTTCTCCTTTCGGGCATGAAAAAAGCACCTCGTTTGAGATGCTTTTTGTGATATTCGGTTTTACTTCTCAAAATACCGCACATTTTGAGAAGCCTTGAAAATATTTTTACGGCATAATTGTAGATGCCACAGCAGTTACAAGGGCTTCAAATCCAGTGCCTAAAACAGGCTTGATCTTGGAAAGCACAGATTCATCTTTCAAAAAGTCACGCCCTTTTTTGGTGATCTTGATATTCCCGACTTGCAGCACCTGTTCCATGTCTTTTGCACCGACAAAACGCAAGCCGCCAACATACCCGTCTTCGATCAGCTCCCGCATGATTGCAAGCCAGTATGCCTTTGGAATGTCAAACATCTTACAATTCCACATGATGTCTGCCAAATCCGGCGTTTTCCCAGTCTTCATACACTCGTACAAGTACCGGAGGATTTTGTACATGATAACTTCCATGTCGTTTTTTGCCACGGTATCAGCTCCAAAAAATCTTTTTTTTTCATCTTAAATCGACATCGTAAATATTAGCACGTGATTCTATCATTTCAATTATTTCAGCATATGCAAGGTTCCGTCCTTCTTCAAATGAATCTTTTTCTTGTTTTAACGCATTATCAGATTCTTCTTTCCTGTGTTTCATTTCGTCCAGCAAATCGGACAAAAGATAGCCTATTTTCTCATTCATTAGAATCACCTCGCTCTTTTATTTCATTTTTTGCCTGTTCAATATTGTCGGAAAATGTTTTTATCTCATGTTCCCAATGTTTTTTCAGTCCATTTTGATACCGTTCTTCAAAAGTATCCCAATTTGGATAAAAACTTTTCGGATTAGAAATTTTCTTCTTGTGTTCTTCTATTTCTGCCTGCCACGATTTAATGGACTTTTCCAATTGCAGCGTTGACATCTTAGGAATATTTTTGTTTGAAAAAAATTGTGGATCAATCCTAAGTCCTGTTTTTATTATACCACTATCCGCCCCAGAAGTCAACGTCTTTTTCTCCGGAATGACCGGATCAAAAAAGCACCGGCACCATGGGTGCATGGGCGGGAAATTCGTCCCCGGCATACGCTGGGAGATCGGAAACCGTTCCCCGTTCAACCCGCGGCAGATGTCACAGGTTTCCGCATCACCGGTGCAAACATATTCGTATTCCGTGACCGCTGCTTCCCGTTCAAACACTTGCATGGCCGCTTCATTGGAAAGATACGTGTCCTCCGTAAAGGTCAGCCGTTCTGCGTTCTTCTGGGAAACTTTCACGAACTTCGCCCGAATCTGCCGTGCCAGCTGGTGGTAATCGTCCCCGCGGATCACACCGTTGACGAACTGGGTGTGCAGGGTGTTCCCCAGCTTCTTCCGGTTGTCCCAGATACGCTCCGAGAAGTCCTTGCCGTCACACCACTTGTTCCCCACCACGGCACGAATGACATCACTGTCCAGCCGGCAGAAGCTGCTGCCCAGTCCCAGAAAAGAAGCCGCACCGTTGGCGTACCGCAGAGCCTGACGCTGGAAAAACGCCAACGCCTGCTGTTGCTCATAGGCTCCCATGTGCAGCTGCTGCATGGCAATGGACTGCCGCAGTCCCTCCAGCCGGTTCAGCTTGTAGATTGATTCCCGCACCGGCACAAGGTCGGCATACGCCGGATACTTTTTCACAAACTCGTCCAGCTGTTCGATCAGCAGCAGCTTGTCCTCGTCCGGCAGCGTTTCCAGCAGATTCCGGTACGACAAAACGCCGTTGATGCTGTACTTGGCGTAGTACGCCGCAATTTCCTTGTCCAGCCGTGCCGCTTCTCTCTCATAGTACACCGCCAGCTTGCTGTACAGCCGCTTTTCGTCTTTGCCTAGGGTTTCATCATACTGTACTTTCCGGTCGTGCCAGTACGCCGGAGAGGACTTATTCGGCATCGGCAGTCACCTCTGTGCCGGCACTGCGTTCCGCCTTGTAGCTGTCCTCCGGAATCGTGCCGTTTTCCGCTTCGATTTTTTGCAGCTCCGTCTGCGGATCGTCCACCGCAGAGATCACGGAAAGCTGGGTTTCGCGGGAAGTGATGCCAGCCATTTGTGCGGCTGCCTGTACTTCCTCCAGCAGGTTCTTCGGCAGATTCTCTGTAAACCGGTACGTGATCGCTTTCCACGCGTCTGCCGGCATTCTGGAAGCCGGAGAAGATGCGACCAGCTGCCAACGCCGGTTCATGCCGCTGGAAAACTTTCTTGCTTTCCCCGCCGCAAGGTCCCGCATCGGCTGTAATTTATACGCCAACGCCGTGCCGGAGCTGCCGCCGAAGTCCTCGTCTGAAATGTTTGCCACCATGGACTGGGTGTAGATCTGATCTTCCAGCCGGTTCAGCAGATTTTCCTGTGTGGTGTCCGCCGAGGGACGCTGCAAAAATTGCACTCGAACAGCGTTGAGTTCTTCCGCGTCCAGTTCTCCCACGTGGATAATGCGGTTGCTGTGCATGAAGTGCAGGTCGTCCTTGTCCACCTTTACCCCGAGCATCAGCAAGTATGCATCGGCGAAATAGTCCACATCGTTTGCCTTTTCGGAGATTGCCTTTTCATAGCCGGTGATTGCACTTTCCACCTGTTCAAAAGCACCCTGCCGTTCTTCGTTTTCGATGTACTCGATCAGCGGCACACCGCCGAAATAGTGCGGCTCCGGTGCCCCGAAGTGCAAACCGTCTTTGTCAGAAAACGGGATCGCCTCCGATGCTGTGAACACGCTACCCACGGTTTCGTCGTCGGTGTTTTTATAATACCGCACGCCGTACAGCGGCTTCCTCGCCACGGAGTCATCGTAGATCAGAAAGCATTCCAGCGGCGAAAGATAGGCGATGCGGATTTTGGCATCTTCATCGGTGTACAGCAGTTCGAAACCGCTGCCGTAGATGCTGCAGTACTTCGACAGCTCCGCGTTGTTGTCGTCCTGATCGTTGTACTTCTGGATTTCCTCCAGTTCCGCCGAAACCGCTTCGTCAGGGTGCATCGTCTTTACCGGAATTCCCAAGAAAAAACCGTTGAACCGGTCAACAATGTACTTGGCGTGATTGCAGATGATGCGGTTGTCCGGCTTCCACAGCTCTTTTTTCGGCTGTAGCTGGATCGGGTGTCGCCCTTCGTACAGGTCTTTCAGATACTGCATACGCTCGCAGTCCCGCTGATGCCGGCGGAGCCACTCCCCCAGTTTTTCCGCCGTCAGTTCCGCTTCCTGCGGCATGATGTAATATTCCTGTCTTGGATATAACATTTTTTCACCTCTCTCACAACGTCAATCCGGAGTGGGACAGCGTTACCGGCTGCCGCAGAACGGTGTTGACAAAATACCGCACGTCGTCCATGGCGTGGTCATTCTCCTTGATCGGTCTGTCCTCTGCTGCCTTTTCGTCCCAGCGATACAAGGAAAATTCCCGAATGCAGTCCTGACACGCCGGCGAAAACAGCAGCTTTCTCTGCTGCAATGCCGTGGAAACTCTGCGGATACCGTCCACCACATCGTTTTTCCCTTTCCGCACGGTAAAACCTGCCTGCCGCAGTTCCGTGATAAACGAAGCTGCTGACGGGTCTACGACGACAGCTTCAATGTTCCGGCCGCCTGCCAGTGCCTGTATGTGCTTCAGATATTGTGCATTTGTCAGCTGCCGCCGCTGTGCTCTGCCGCTGTAGTACCACTCTGCGGCACGGTATGCCTGCTTCCCATCATAGCACCACAGCCCCGCTGAAAAGGCGTTCAGCGTGCCGTAGTCTACAGAGATGTACCACTTGCCCTGCGGGCTGTCCAGCTGCCGCACGTGCTGTGTCCGGTCAAACTGGGGATAGACAATGCCCTCCGCCAGACACCACTCCCCCAGAATGAATCGGTTGTAGAATACGCCGGTATACTCTGCCTTGACAGCGGCCACATACTGCGGATCCAGCGTGGTGTTGTCGTCCAACAAAAAACGCACGACAAGCATATCCAGCTCCGTGCGTCGGTCGATGTATTCTTTTTTCAGCCAGTGTTCCGGACTGTCGGGATTTGTGGTGGCGATCAGCTTCGCACCGGGGACACGCAGACGGGACAGCAGCATCACGAAGAAGTCCTTCGGAAACAGTGTCAGCTCGTCGCAGTACGCCCCCTGCAAAGTCAGACCGCGGATCTTGCTTTCGCTGCGGGCATCGTTTGCCCCCTCCAGCAGGATCCGCCGTCCGAACAGATACGCCTCTTTCGCCGATGTGGAAAACTGGAAATTGCTCCGTCCGAACAGTTCTTCCAGCGGTATCAGGCAGTTGCGTTTGAGCGTGGTCAGGGACTTGCCGCACATGAGATACAGCTTGTCTGCCGGCATGGTTGCCACCCAGAAGCCCCACAGCACCAGCGACACCCACGTTTTTCCGGAAGACACCGAGCCCTCCAGCAGGTTAATCCGGCACAGCTGTTTCCGCTTCCACAGTCCCAGCAGCTGCCGCTGCTTCTTCGTGTAGATCATCTGCCGCCTCCTGCATGCCGGCGATCAGTTCCGCAGTCTTGCCGTTGTCCGGCTTGGACTGTGCCGCCGCCTGCTTCTTCTTCATGGCAAGTTCTTCCCGCTGGACGGTTTCGCCGATCAGATCTTCCAGCTTCTCCAAAGCTTTCACATTGCCGTTTCGGGCTTCTTCGTAGAGTGCCTGTATCAGCTGCATTGCCGCGTCATCATTCTCCCGAAAAAAAGCCTTTGCCGCCTGTTTCAGGCTCCTGTACGCCCTTCTGGACGCTCCTGAAGCGATGCCACCTTTTCTCGCGATTTCTCTCTGTTCGCTCTCTGTTCGTTCATCGAATGGAATCAGGTTTTCTGCATTTGCCATGTCCTCCCCTCCGCTAAAATGGCATAAAAAATGCCCGACGGCGTTACACCGTCAGGCACAATATCTTATGTTATCAATTATAGCACAAATGATGTTGAATGTCAAGCCCTTTCCAGAATTTTTTCAAGGGCTTTCCGCACCTGATAACGGGACTGCTGCCGGTTCAGTCCGTGCAGCTCGTTGATAGTGCTCCAATCATCACCCATGATGTAATAGTCTTCGATCAGACGGTTCTGCGGGTATGGCAGGCGTGACGCCGACCGCATCACTTCTCTTGCCAGCGGCACGAGAACTTCATCGCACTGGAACCAATCTTCCTGCAATTGCTCCAGCTTTTCCATGTATGCTTCTTGCGGGGCAAGCGGCTCCCCGCGTCCGTGAGGAGTATCACCGTACCGCATACCGCCGATGTTTCCGGCAGATGCTCTGTGCTCTGCAAGGCGGTTTGCTGCCTTTCTGACATCGACTGCGGCTTTGCGGCATTGTTTCAGGGTTTCTAGGGTCATGTGTCATCTTCCTTTCTTTCGCTCGGTTTATGCTCGGTCAACGCTCGCGTGCGTTAGGCTTACGCTCGGCGTGCGTTAGCGTTTCTTCCGGTTCTCCCGATACGATTTCTGATATGCTTTCCGCCGGCGTATGGCACAGGCGTTGCAGAATCTCCGGTCACCTTTCACGCCGATCAGCGGTTTGCCGCAGGTTTCGCAGGGTTTGGTGGTCATGGCTGTGCCTCCTTCGCTTTGCGTATTCTCGCTTTCAGGCTGTCGATCAGGGCATCCTGCGTCGCGTTCTTGTCCTGCAGGGCAGCAAGGACATCGTCGTCCCGTGTGCCGGTCACTGCAAGGTGATGCACGAAAACCGTAGCCGTCTGCCCCTGCCGGTGCAGCCGCTTGTTTGCCTGCTGATACAGTTCCAAGGACCAGTTCAGCCCGAACCAGACTACGTGGTTTCCGCCCTGCTGCAAATTCAGTCCGTAGGCACAAGATGCGGGGTGTGCCAGCAGAATATCGATCTGACGGGCGTTCCAGTCCGCTGCGTCCTGTGCATTTTGCAGTACGCGGACACGCAGCTTAGAACCCGCCAGCAACGCCGTGATTCGGGTTACGTCATGCCGGAAATTGTAAAACACCAGTGCCGGTGCCCCGTGCAGCTGCTCCAGAAGCTCCTCAAACGCCTCCAGCTTGCACCGGTGTATCTCTACCGCACTGCGGTTCTCGTCGTATACAGCCCCGTTACACAGCTGCAGCAGCTTGTTGGACAACGCTGCCGCCGATCCGGCATCGATCGTAGTTTCGTCCACCTCCAGCAGCATTTCCTTTTCCAGCTGCTGATACGCTTTCGCCGCCTTACTGTCCAGCTGCACCGGGATCGTGTCATACACCAATTCCGGCAGCTGCAAATAATCCTCGGCTTTCATGCTGATGCAGATGTCGCCGATCTTGTCCTGTATGGCCTTCTGTGCATCTTCCTTTGCCTCATAGGTCGTGAAGTGTCCGCCGTGGGTATTGCTGCTGAAATACATCTCCCGAAATCCGGTGACGGTCCGCCCCAGACGGATACCGCCGTCCAGCAGATACAGCTGTGCCCACAGATCCTGAATGCTGTTCGGTGCCGGCGTGCCGGTCAGTTCGATCAGCCGCTGCACATGAGGCCGGATCCACGCCAAAGACTTAAACCGCTTTGCCTTGCTGGATTTGAAACTGCTGCTTTCGTCGATAACGATCATGTCAAACGGCCATGCGTTTTTGAAATAATCCACCAGCCAGACAACATTCTCCCGATTCGTGATATAGACATCTGCCGGACTGCACGCTGCACGGATCCGCTTCTGTGTGCTGCCCAGAATCATGGAGAACCGCAGGTGCCGCAGATGATCCCACTTCGCCGCCTCTGTGTCCCATGTGGCTTCGGCGACTTTCTTCGGGGCGATGATCAGACACCGGCACACCTGCAGCCGGTTGTAGATCAGCTCCTGTACGGCAGTCAGTGTGATCACCGTCTTTCCCAGCCCCATATCCAGAAACAACCCTAGTGCCCGATCAGATACGATCCGGTCAATGCAGTACTGCTGGTAGGGGTGCGGCGTGAACTTCATTCTGTCAGTCCATACTTGATGATATGCTTTTGCATGAACTTGTCCACCTCCTCCTGTGTACTCAGCACATAGACTTTCGTGCCGACCGCAGCCAGCCGCTTTATCTGCAGCTGCTGGGATTTGGATAGATTGCCTTTTCGCCCCGGGGCTTTCAGTTCCACCGGCACGATCCCGCCGCCCGGGAAAAATACCAGACGGTCAGGTACGCCGCAGCAGCCCGGCGACGTCCACTTGTATGCCCTGCCGCCGATACGCCGTACACAGCGGCAAAGATAGCGTTCCACTTGTTTTTCATCGTCCATGTCAGTCCTCGCTTTCGTTTTGTGATCTCACGCACGCACGCGTATACATACACGCATCAGGCGTATTAGGTATATTATATATCCCCCTATTCCCCTATTTTATATATCTATATATAAAATAAAGTTACAAGGTTACGTTATAGGAATAAGTACGCATTTTCGGTGCATTTTCGTGTAACTGCCTTTTGTAATATGTAACTTTTCATAAATTAGTCAAAGTTACATTTTTCAAAGAAGGTTACACCGGATAAATCCTTTTTGTACACCGTATGCACAGCCTACTCTCATGGTTTTCTGGCATCGTTCCCACCCCGGGATCCTAGCAAGAATTGCATTGATCTCCGCCGCATCAGACCTCCGGAAATAGCGGATTTCGCCGCCAAAGGCTTCGC